TTTCAGAAGCGCTGATGATGGAACAAGTGCAACTACAGCACCTACAAATGGTATATATGGAGTTGATGATATTTTGGAGGCAGCATTAAGAGACAACAGAGCTACAACAACTCAAAGTGATTCCGCTCTTACTAAAATAAATAGATCTACATATTCTGGTTTATCAAACAAATTGTCAAAAGGCGCACCTTCACAATACTATGTACAAAGATTTTCCGATAAGACTATGCTTACGGTATATCCAACCCCTGATACCACAGCAGCAGCTAAACATTTGGCTATTTATTTTGTAAAAAGAATTCAAGACGTAGGTGGTTATAGTAATACAGCTGACGTTCCTTACAGATTTGTTCCATGTATGGTGGCAGGTTTGTCGTTTTATCTAAGTCAAAAAGTACAACCTGAGCTAACACAGCAACTTAAAATGTACTACGAAGATGAGTTAAATAGAGCCTTAACCGAAGATGGCTCTTCTTCAAGCACATACATAACTCCACAGGCGTACTATCCAAATGTCTAATTTTGCATCAGGTAAAAAATCAAAAGCTATTTCAGATAGAAGTGGTATGGCTTTTCCATACAAAGAAATGCGAAAAGAATGGAATGGTTCTTTTGTACATGTTTCCGAGTATGAGCCAAAACACCCACAGCTAGAACCAAAAACACAAAAAGGTGATTCACAAGGTATACAAAACGCCAGACCAGATAGAGTAGAACCGCCTGTTGCACACATATTACCTTTCGATAATTTAAGCGCAGGAGTTAGAGACAGTATAGTTGTAAATGTAAATGATCCAGGTCATGGTTTTGCAACCAATGATATTGTTAGATTTAGAAAAGTTGAGTCACACTTTCCTCCTTATCCTGAAGTTTCACACATACAGGATCATGATATTAATTATGCACCAGGCCATAAAGTTACAAAAATAGATGATGATAATTTTTCTTTTAGTCCAAACGACATTTTAGAAGCCTGGTTGACAGCTAATTGCAATCCTGGAGTAACCACAGTGTATATAGATTTGGATGGAACTCTTACAGAATATTATCAAGCAGTGGCAGCCTATGCTACATCAATTGGTCTATTAGACTCAGGAGGAGACTGGTATGATATGTCTCCTGCAATTGAAGCTGCAGCAGTAGCTGCATCTGGCACCTATTTTCAAACTTTAGGGAAAAGAGCTGAAGCAGATGCGCTGGTAGATCTAGTTATATCTAAGAATGGTTCTTATGAAATACTTTCTTCTACTACTTCATCCGGTATGACTGCTCAAAAAAATGCGTGGGTAGATGCTAATTTAACAGGAGCTAGAGCACCAGCAGCTAGAAACTATGCTACAAATTTCAATAAAGGCCCTTATGGTGGAGCAAACAAACTATTAATAGATGACAGAACTACCTATATAAATCAATTTGAAGCTGCTGGAGGTAAAGGGTTTAAATACTTTGAAAGTGGTGGTATAAGAAAGTTTGGAGGGAGACTGGCCTCAGTTGGACCAGTTACATTATTAGGATGACAACATACGCAGAATTAGTAACACAGATTAGAGACTACACAGAAACCGATAATCAGGTTTTAACAGATACTATTATCAATGATTTTATCGAACATGCTGAACACAGAATATTTAGAGATGTTGAGCTTAATGACAACAACATATATGTAAATGGTAATACAGCAGCTAATAACAGATTTGTAAGACTACCTGGATACAGCTCAACAGACCCCAGTAAACCTGAAATAGGTGATATAGCGACTATCAGGTATGTAACTTTATACACAGACACATCTCCTAGAACACGCTTTGATCTGGTTAGAGTCGATCAAGATTTCTTGGCTGAGTATTATGATACTCCAGAAGTGGGGTCATCAGCCAAACCTAGATACTATGCAAACTGGGACATGGGTACAATAGTCGTTGCACCTACGCCCAATGCAGTGTATAAATTTGAGATAGGTATTACTAAAAAACCAACAGGCTTATCAAGTAGTAACACCAAAACATGGGTCAGCGTAAATGCTCCTAATGTTATTTTGTATGCCTGCTTATGTGAAGCTTTTAAGTTCTTGAAAGCTCCACAAGACCAACAAGTTTACGAACAGTCTTACAATCAGGCTATTCAACAACTTGCACAAGAACAATTAGGTAAAAAACGAAGAGATGAGTTTAGGGATGGGTCATTACGTATTCCTATACCATCTGCAAACCCTTAATAGGAGAAAAGTATGGCAATTAACCAAGCAGTTTGTAATGTGTTCAAACAAGAATTACTAAAAGGTAACCACGATTTAGATGGTGGTCACACTTATTACATTGCGCTTTATACTTCTTCAGCAAACTTAGGAGCTACAACCACTGCGTATTCAACATCAAATGAAGTAACAAACTCATCAGGAACTGCTTACACAGCAGGAGGTAAAGAACTAACTGGTGAAACTGTTGCTGGTGGCGCTAGTGTGAGCACGGCGTATGCAACATTTTCTAATATATCTTGGACTTCTGCTTCATTCACTGCGAATGGTGCATTAATTTATAGACAAGATGGTGGTGCTCCAACTAATGATGCTGTTGTTGTGTTAGCGTTTGGTGGTGATTTTACGGCTTCCAACGGAACATTTACAATTCAATTCCCTACAGCTGGCGGCGGATCAGAGCTCATCAGATTAGGATAGGAGGACTATAAATGGCCTTCGTCGTAAATGATAGAGTCAAAGAGACGACCACAAGCACAGGCACGGGTACAATTAACCTTGCTGGAGCTGAAACTGGTTTTGAAACTTTTGTAGCAGGAATAGGCAATAGTAATACAACTTACTATTGTATTCAGGCACAGGGTGGTTCTGCTTTTGAGATAGGTGTAGGTACAGTTACTGATGCCTCACCTGATACCCTTTCACGTACAGCAATTATTTCAAGTTCCAACGGTGATGCTGCTGTTGATTTTGGATCAGGTACAAAAGATGTATTTTGTACATTACCTGCATCCAAGGCTGTCATAGAAGATAATAGTACAAACGCAGACATTGCTGGAAACTTAACTGTCGGTGGCACGGTTGACGGTGTAGATATTGCAGCAAGGGACGCTGTTTTAACTTCTACTACAACTACAGCGACCGCTGCTTTACCAAAAGCTGGTGGCACGATGACTGGTAACATAGTCATGTCTGGTTCAGAAACTGTTGATGGCGTAGATATTTCTGCCAGAGACGCTGTATTGACTTCTACAACCACTACAGCAAATGCAGCTTTACCTAAAGCTGGCGGACAGATGTCAGGCAACATTACAATGGCCGGTACAGAAACTGTAGATGGACGTGACCTTAGTGTTGATGGAACTAAACTTGATGGCATTGCTACAGGTGCTACAGCAGTCGGTGGCGCTAACGGGGTTGATTTTAATGACGATGTTAAAGCAAGATTTGGAACAGGAAACGATTTAGAAATATTTCACGATGATTCTGGTACTGATAAAATAGATAAAATTGTTAGTACAGCAGACTTTTTAAGAATACAAACAGACACACTAAGAATTAATAGCGCTAATGGTAGTCAGTCTTTTATAGGCGCAGATCTTAACGGAAGTGTTGATTTAAAGTTTCAAGACAATACTAAACTTGCTACTAGTTCAGGTGGGGTAGTTATAACAGGAACTGTAGGAGGTGATGTTGTATCAGCACACCCAGCAGAAACAAGTTTTGCAAGTGATGATGTAATTGCAGTTTATGATACATCTGCATCAGCAATTAAGAAAGGAACCATAGCTAATGTTGCCTTACAAGGACCAGCAGGATCGCCTGGTTCTAATGGAAGTCCTGGATCACCAGGACCACCAGGACCAAGTGGTACCATTACAAATACATCATATCAAATGACAGCACTTGGTGTTGGAACTGCTGCAGGACCGACGGGTCAGATACGAGCGACATCAAACATCACAGCGTATTATTCTGACTCACGTTTAAAAGATTTTGAAGGACCAATTGATTCTGCTTTAGATAAAGTAAAAGCCTTAACGGGTTATTATTTTAAAGAAAATGATTTGGCTAGGTCTTTTGGATACGATAACGAGAAACGTCAAGTTGGTGTAAGCGCACAAGAGGTAGAATCTGTTTTACCTGAAGTTGTAACTGAAGCACCATTCAATTCAGACTATAAAAGTGTTTGGTATGAAAAACTTGTTCCACTATTGATTGAAGCAATCAAGGAATTGGACGACAAGAAAAAGGATAAATAATGTTTTTCGGAGCAACTGCATTTGGACAAGCACCTTTCGGAGCTGTGGGTGAAACAATAGAACAAATTATAATTACGCCCGCAAGTCACACAATTACACTTACTTTATCAAATGCATACTCGGTACAAAAGACTCACTTTGTAAATGGTTTTAGTTTAGATGTCAGTGAAAATTCTGTAACACCTCAACTACTGCCTGTTATATCAGGTCAAAGTCTTAACACTACACTGAACTCACCTAGTAGTGTGACAGCAGATGGTACAATTCATCTGGCTACTGGAGGTGGGGCTATGACTGTAACTCTTGGTCAAGAGATAGGCGGAGTAACAGCAATAGAACAAGGCTTCAGTTTAACCGCTGCTACATCAGGACAACAATCTGTTAGTGGAACTGCTTTACCTACTATTTCAGGTAACAGTTTAACAACTGCTGTTGGATCAGTTGCTTTAGGTCCTGGTTTAACAGACACTACTCCTCTTGTTTCACAAGTTGCAGGACTACCGGCAGCTGATACAACTTTTGTTGTCACTGTAGTGCAATCAGGTGGTCAAAATATTTTTGTAATAGATGGTGTACAAAAACCTGTCCTTAACTTTGTTAAAGGCAGAAAATATATATTTGACGTGAGTGACAATACCAATGGTCCTCACCCTTTAAGATTTCAAACAACAGCAGGCGTCGCTATTACCGATGGTGTTGTAGTGACAGGGACACCTGGACAAGCTGGAGCAAAAGTAGAGTTTACAGTTCCTCAGAACACACACAACACGATTAGATATTACTGTACTGTACACGGCACAGGTATGGGAAATACTATCAATGTTACGGGGACCGTGATTCAATTATCTCCTGTAGCTGCAGTTTCTGGTCTGTCTATGACAAGTTCCGTTAACTCAGTTACACCGAACTTGAATGTTTTCGTTTCGGGTCAATCTCTTACTTTATCGCTAAATGGTGTAGGTCTGGGGTATACTGTAAATATAGCAGGAAATTCCTTGACAACTACTGTAGGCACAACTTCTACGTTTACATTTAGTGAAGTAGATGATACAACTACAGCTACGATACCTTTAACTTCTGTAGATACTACTGGAGCAGGTGGAAGCTCTTGGACTGAGGTAGATGAATCGGGGGCTGGAACAATTGAAGGAGAAGCAGCATAATGGCATCAAGTTATTCGACTAGATTAAAGATAGAACTAATTGGTACAGGAGAACAAGCAAACTCCTGGGGTAATACTACAAACAATACTTTCAATAATACTATTGAGGAAGCAATATCTGGTGTTTATTCTAAAAACCTAGGGTCAGCATCAAGTCCTGTTACTCTACAAAATGGTGATGGACCTGTGACTGCAGCGAACAACGAACTTAGACAAGCAGCTATAAGGTTTCATGGTCACAACACAGCTTTTGTTATTCAAACTTCAAATTCAGGATCAACGGGTCCTGAAAGAATCTTTTTTATTATAAACGACGGTACTGTAAATGGTACTATAACAATGAAACTGGGTTCAGGAGGTAATACTTTTAGCATTGCTCCTGGTGGTAGAGTTCTTTTAGCAACTGATGGTACCAACTGGTATCCACTACAAACAACAAGTTCAGGATGGTCAGCAACAACAATAACATCAGCAACAGCAAATGCATTTAGTGGACAAAAATTATTTATAGACACTACCAGTAATGCAATTACAGTAACATTACCATCAGCCCCAGCTGTTGGAGATGAAATTTCTTTCATGGATGTTGCAGATAATTTTGGTACACTTGCATTAACAATAAATCCAAATGGTAAAAAAATATTTGGAGCAACAGCAAACGGAACAGTTTCAACAGATGGAGCTGCATTTACGATTGTGTTTACAGGAAATACTCACGGCTGGAAAATAACGGAGAAATAGTATGGCAACGTACGAGTCTAGAAGATACGATCTACCAATTCAAGCGAACACGATTGCTGACAAGTCTATTAGTAATGAGGAGTTTCAACGACTCAATAATGTTAGTTCAAATATTCAAACACAGCTAGATAGTAAACTAAACTCAGCGGGAGCTTTTACGGTTCAAACAGGAATGATTTTACCTTGGTCTGCTCCTATAGCAAATATACCTACGGGTTATTTGGGTTGTACAGGAGCAAATGTTTCACGTTCTACTTACAGTGCCTTGTTTGCTCTCATTGGAGTTGTATATGGATCAGGTGATGGGTCTAGCACTTTTGGACTACCAAACTTTCAAAATAGAATGGCAATAGGTAAATCAGGAACATATGGTCTTGGTACCACAGGTGGTGCTACAACTGAAGCGTATACTCCTAGTGGATCTGTTTCTGTTAGTGTAGCTAACCACACACTAACAACAGCTCAAATGCCAAGTCACACCCACTTTATTATGAAAGAGGGCAGTGTAACAACAAACGGTGTTTTTGGTGCTGTCACTAATCCTACCGCATACAAAGGTGGTGCAGGTGGTATGGGTTCATCTGACTATCATGTTCAGTTTAGTACAGGGAATCCTGATGTTGGTGCTACGAATGCCGTTGGTAGTAGTCAGGCTCACGGTCACAGTGGGTCATCTGGCTCTTTCAGTGGTAGTGCAGCAACTCTTGACATTCTAAACCCTTACATTTCTATTAACTTTATAATAAAAACATAATATGGCTACATACGAATCAAAAAAATATGCAACGATACCAATACTAGCAACACAAATTGCGGATCAATCTGTTAGTAATGCAGAGTTTGAAACCTTAGATGGAGCAGATACTAGTACAACTATTCAAGCACAGTTAAATTCAGTTCTTGGTGCCGGCGGTGGTACAATGACCGGTAATCTAAATTTTAATGACGACGTCAAAGCAAGATTTGGGGATAGTCAAGATTTAGAAATCTTTCACGACGGTAATGATTCTATCATAGCAGATACAGGAACAGGGGCTTTAGAAGTGAGAGCTTCTGTGCTTAATGTACGTAATGCTGCTGACAGTCAAGATATGATTCAAGCGACAGAAGGCGGAGCTGTTACTCTATATCATAACAACAGCGCCAAGGCAGCTACAACGTCTTCTGGTTTAAACGTTACCGGGACATTGTCTGCAACAACTGCAATAAGTGGTCCTTTGTCTGGTAATGGCTCTAGTATAACAAGTATAAATGGTTCAAACATTTCTTCAGGAACTGTTGCTGATGCAAGAATATCTACTTTAACTTCAAGTAAATTATCAGGGCCTTTACCTGCAATCGATGGATCAGCATTAACTGGTTTACCGACAGGTGTTGCAACGAGTGTAACCGATATAGGATCAATACAAGTTTGTTATTATGATATTACTAATTCAACAGCTTCCATAGCTAGAGGTAGCACAACGTCAGGAGCTAACTTAAAGGTAGTGACTTATTCAGTTTCAAACCTTCTTTTTGCTAAAAAAACTTTTAGTGGATCTCAACCAGCTCCAGCAGGTGGTACTGCAATTGGAAGTGGTACTTGGTTATCTTTAACAGGAACTGCAACTGCAAATGTTACAGGCGGTACTCAATACGGTCCTGGTTTATTTCTTAGGATTTCATAATGCCTTTAATTAAAGCACAGTTTGCTCCGGGTATAGATAAACAAACTACAACTTACGGTGCGGAGGGTCGTTGGATAGATGCAAAAAATGTACGTTTTAGATCAGGTCTTCCAGAGAAAGTTGGTGGATGGAGCAAAGTTGTTACAGGTAAAAAAATTGCAGGTGTTGCAAGAGCAAGCACAGCTTGGGTTTCTTTGGCTGGTGTTCGACATTTAGCACTAGGAACTGATAGAAAATTATATGTGTACGTAGAAGGTGTTTTTTATGACATTACACCAATCAGATTGGAGGCAGCGTTGACTGGTCCGTTTGCCATGACTAGTGGATCACCAATAGTTACAGTTACACATAACTCTCATGGAGCAGCACAAGGTGATTTTGTAACCTTTGATTCTTTTTCTACTGCTCAAGGATTAGATATGAATAACGAGTTTGAAGTTACAGAAGTTGTTGATGGAAACAGCTACAAGGTAACTCATACAAGCAATGCCAGCGGTACAGCAAGCTCGCAAGGTGGAACGGGGAACGCGAAATATCAAATAACAACCGGGACAAATGTATCATCTTTTGGTTTTGGATGGGGTACTGGAACGTGGAACGCGAGTACTTGGAATACACCAAGGTCTACAAGTGCTATTGAGCTGGAAGCGACATATTGGAATCTAGATACTTTCGGAGAAGACCTTTTAGCAATCAGGAATGATGATGCTCTATATCGTTGGGACTTATCAAACGGTACAAATAATAGAGCTGTAAAAATATCAGCAGCACCTGGAACAAATAGACTGGTTTTAGTTTCTTCTCCTGACAGACACGTATTTTTATTTGGAACAGAAACAACTATAGGAAACGGTACAACTCAAGATGATTTGTTTTTACGTTTTTCTTCACAAGAAGATTTTAACACATGGACACCTCTATCAACAAACACAGCAGGTTCTTTTAGAATACAAGATGGTTCTAAAATTGTTGCAGCAGTTAGGTCAAGGGGTTCTATTCTTGTTTGGACTGATACAGCACTACACGCTTTGAACAACATCGGACCGCCATTTATATTTGGTCTAAACCAAATCGGTGCGAACTGTGGTGCGATATCTGCAAACTGTGTAGCTGATGTAAACGGTGTTACTTTCTGGATGAGTCAAACCGCTTTCTATCAGTTTGATGGTGCGATCAAAAAATTAGATTGTACTGTGCAAGATTTTGTATTTGACGATATTAACTCAACGGCAAACGGACAGGTTTCTATTGCAGTTAACACAGACTTTAATGAAGTAACTTGGTTTTATGCATCATCAAGTTCTGATTTTCTAGATAGAAGTGTTACATACAATTACTTAGAAAATGTTTGGTATACAAACAGTGGTTTTGTTAGATCTAGTTGGGTTGATCGAGGAGTGTACCCATTGCCTTATGCAACATATTACGATGCAACTTCTATTCCTAACAACGAAACTATTTTAGGTGTAACAGCAGGGTGTACAACTTTATACAGGCACGAGGACGGTTTTAATGATGATGGTGCCGCCATGGATTGTCAAATTACAAGTGGTGATTTTGACATTGAAGAAGGCGATGAAGTGTTTTTATGTTCAAGAGTTATACCTGATTTTAAAGATCAAGCAGGCAGCACTGATATAAAAATAGAATTTGCAAATTACCCAGCAAGCACAAACACAAGAAGTTTTACAGGCACAACGTCTGCAACTACAAAATTTTTCTCTACCAGAGGCCGAGGTAGACAAGCAAATATAAAAGTATCTAGTAATGCTGTAGATTCAAACTGGAGATTTGGAACGGTTAGATTAGACATTCGGCCGGATGGAACTAGATAATGGCAAAAATTAATATTACAAGATTACCCTTACCTCAAGATAAATTTGATAGGCAGCAGCAAGATATTCTTATTCGTGAGCTGGAGAACATAATTAACCAATTGAACTTTACGTATCAACAAGACCTACGTGAAGAATTAACAGCAAGGAGCTGGTACTTAGGATGAGTGACGTATATAAAAATAGAAGTGTTGTTTTGGCAAATACAGCAAAGACAACAGTTTATACTGTGCCCACAGCTGATGTGTCGACTACACCACCACAAAAACCGGTACAGGCAATAATAAGATCCATTCGTATTTGTAATGTATCGGGGGGTGCTGTAACAGCCGATGTTGTAAATACAGACGCTAGTGTGGGGTCAGATGTTAATATTACAAGTGTTTTATCTATTGGAGCAAACACAGCCACAGAACTATTATCACAACCACTTATTGTTGAGAATAGTGATGCTATCAAAGTTACGGCTAGCGCTGGTGGTGCTTTACACGTAATAGTATCGGTATTGGAAATATCATAATGAAAAAGATACAAGATTCTAAGGTTTTGGGTACTCAGATGATAGAAGGCAAAGAAGTGCCTATATTGCAACCTGAAGTCTATGAGAGAATATATTGTAAAAATTGTGGAAATGAGGTAGATTCACATGAACAGGCTACGGGAGTCTGCAGCAATTGTGGTGCACCTTGGGCAGAGCACAAGGCCACTGACATACAGGTTAAAGTGATTCAGATACCGATTGGTTCTGGCTCAGGCGAATAACAAGACTGACCATCTTGCGGTAATTTATGGATGATCTATTAGACATCATAGGACTATATAAAGATCACTATCCGCTATGGTCCAGCGATACCATAAAAGACATCTATTATCACGTTTACCCATCATTAGTACTAGGCCAATATACCATAAACAAGGATGAAGATGGTATATATGGTTTTACAAACTGGGCCTTACTAGACGATAAAACTGAACA